TCTCAGTAAACGCAGCAGCATTAGCTTCGGCAGCAGTATAGACACTGTCAGCCGGAGTACGGAATGCAGCCGGAACATCAGCTGGTCCAGCTGAATCTAACCAGTCGCCGAGTCCACGAAGGCCGTATGCAGTACCGGCACCGTTTTCTACAGCACGATCTTGAGAACCACTTAGGGTAGCTTCAATATCACGTTTAAGTTCACGGATTGCTTTAGCTTCTGCTTGAGCAACTTTAGCGGGTCCAACGGATTCAACAGCTTCTTGTAAATCAGAAACCATATAGTCACGACGGAATTTTTGTGTGTAGTTACCTAAGCGTGCACGTCCAGAGAATTTATCTGTGAATGCAGTTACGTCAGCACCTTCAGAGACACCAACAGTTGATGGTGCAGCAAGGCTGTCTACAGTCCACTCTACGAAAGTGGCGTTAGCTTTCTGCTTAGAAGCAGAGGAAAGGATTGGAGTTTCTTCGGGAGCAAGAATAGTCAAGACATCAGTCAAGTCTTCTCTGTTGGAAACACCAGATCCCGGATTAGTAATATCGAATGTATTTGAAAATGACATTTTATTTTAATTTAGGATTATCGTTTTTGTAATTGTAGTTTTCTCATTGCAGCGTAATCACTTGTACTTCCAGTTTGTTTGAAGCGAGCTTGAAGATCTTTAAGAGCTTTGTTTGTCTTTGAGTTAGATTGTTCTGACTTAGCAGCGGAAGTTATTCCAGTCTTAGTAGGATTGAGAGATGGTGCACTTTTATTTTCAACGATAGCTTTACGTCCATAGATGCTGTTAGTAGCGTGAGCAAACCAGTATTCAATTTGACTACTAATATCCGGAGCTTCAGAATCGAGTACCTCTTTTAATTTTTTAAAACGAGGATCGTTAACTGTTGCTTCGTATTGTTTTCTAGTGTCATTGTCCTCACCGCTCATCCAATCTAATTCTGTTTTTGCTTGCTCCTCGAACGCTGCCTTTAGCTGCTGTCCTTGCTCACGTTGTTGAACTTTATTTAGTTGATCCGGTAAGAATTGTTTCTGTGCCTTACGTGCATTTAATAACGCTTTACGCACATCTGATTTACTTAACTCATTGCCATCTATTTCTGTAACTATATCTTCTGCTGAGTATGCATCACTTTCAAACAAAACATCTTCGGCCCACTCAATGGTAGATGTAATCTCCTCCGCCTTTGTTTGTAACTTTTCAATAGTATCTAAGTCACTAAACGGATTGTCTTTAATCTCCTTTGGTGCATCCAGAGGGTTTTGTTTTTCCTTAAGCATTGATTCCAATTGAGCAGCTTTCTCTTCAGCAGCTTTACGCTTTGCCGTCATCTCTCCGAATCTAGCTACAGCTCTACTGCCAAGTTTGTCCGCTAACTCTTTCAGTTCATCTTCTGATAAGTTGTCTATATCTAACTGTGAAAGAACATTTTCTTCAGAAACTTCTTCTGTAACCTCAGCAACTTCTTGAGTTTCCTCTTGAGCTACCTCCTCTACTTCAGAAACCTCTTCGGTATTCTCTTGGGATTCCTCGACTTGAACCTCTTGGCTCTTGGTAAGTTCTCCCAGTCTTCTGTTCGCAAACTGCGAAACTGTCATATTAGTTGTCTCCGTCGTATTTTGGGCTGGTTCAACGTCTCCAGTTGTGATTTCGTCTGACATATATATTTATTGTTTCCACTCCTTAACGCCGAGCGATGGCGATGAAAGTATTATACCACAGTAGTCGTTAATTATTTAATGACTGTTGGTGACGAACTTTTAGCTGCTGCCAGTCAGCCATCTGTATGATCTGGTCATACGTAATTATCCTACCGGATAACTGTTGTAACTTATCTACATCCGCATTATGCATCTCGGATATAGTTTCTTCCCTTAGGGAATGAATTACTTCTATGAAACGTGCAAAGGTTTCGTGATTAGCTAATGCTTTTATATCAAGCTCTAAACTGTTCATTACATTTGTTGAGTATTCATACCACCCATTTGTGCGGGTGCAGTACCTATCTTACCTATTTCCGCATTCTGCATTTGTTGCATTTGGAAAGTATATTGGCCAGCGTATTTTTGCAGACGAGCAGCAAACATTTCATCTTGCTGAGCTCTTTGAGCAATGTCCGGTTGAGATGTGTATTGTTGAATAACTTGCATAGCAACTTGTGCACCATTTGGGCGAGCCGGCATTTCAATACCAGCAAAGATTTTAGCAAGGTCATCAGTAACATCCTTAACAACTTGTTGTTGAGCAGCTTCTGTAGGCTGAAGAACACTATCTGCAAGAACCGGATCGATGCTATTAGCAGCCACGTCAAGCAAACTATCAATGTTAATCCTACCGCTTCTGTCCAGCTGCGTAAGCGAAACAAATGCTTGTAGTTTTTTCTCTGCTGTTTCGGGATCGGAGTTAAGTACATCATAATTAATTACCATATCAAAGTTCTCGTCCGGATCTCCTTTACTAAATCTTTGTGCGTCGGGCACACCAGTTACTCTAAAGAAAATACTATCGGGTCCAAATCTTTGGAAGCATCTAAAGGCCATCTTCAACACTTCAGCGGAGTGAGTCAAGAACTTATCTACTAAAAATTGTTTTCTTATTTGGCTAATGTTAGATGTTTCATCCAGTCCTACTAACCTATCAGCTTGTTGTGACATAGTCATCTCCATCTCTACTGACCCTTGATTGTATGTAGGTGTAGGTGCGAAGTCCAAGTCACCCTTACGACGGTAAGGAATCATACGCCCGGGTCCCCAATCTGTAGGAGCTTGTCCTACTGGGTGAAGTATCGGAGGTAATGTTGAAATACTATTCCTATCAATACGAGAATCTCTTTCTATTTTAATTTGATTCTGTATACCTCTGAGTAAATCCGGTACAGTCTGTACATCATACAGACGTTTGCTGTCCTCTGACAACTTAGTAACAACTACCGGGTAGTCCTCGTATCCGTTCATTAACTCAAACTTAGCATAACCGGCAGTAGTATCGTCTCCACTAAATTCTTTATGAAAGATAGTTTGATAAATACCTTCGGATCCATCTTCTTCATCTATAAGTCTTTGGTATCCATATACTATTTCTACTAACTCATCTGCTTCATAAGCATTGTCAGTAAGTGAAAAGCTTCTACGACCTTCTTGTTCACGCTCAATGGAATCAATGTTTACTCCTCGGTAGTGTTCAATGATGTAATCAACATAGTCCTCGTCCCATCCGTCAGTAACAACTTTGTTCTGTAACTCTTGGGCTGTGTAGTAAGTTCTCCAAAAACAATACGGTGCACGCTGTGGATCAGTTACATAGCTAGGGAAAAAGAAATCACCATCCGGTGCCAGTGTCTTTACTTCCGGAGCATTGACTTGTCTACGTACGATAGGCAACTCTGCCTCTCCACCTTTTCTTAAATCCTTGAGGGCTTGTTTAATTCTTTTCTCAGAAGCTGTAGGGAATACTTGGTTCATAAGAACTGTAAGTTCTTTATCCATACCTCCGGATTCAATAGCTCTATAAATATCTGGGCTTATCTGTCCTATTTGATTTATATCAAGCTTCTGTAAGAACGTTCTATCCTCTCTGTGCCAGCCTACATATGTAATCAATAGGCCTCGTTCTAGTAAATAGTTAGCTCCTAGTTCCATTTCTCGCTTAAAACGAGGGATATAACCGGATGTTACCATCCATTTAAGAAAGCTAGATACTACCTTAGATCTACCTATATCGGATGATTCTACTGGATATGCACGTACATTGGACCTATTAAGGCTGGACATAAACAAAGATACTAGTCGAGTAATACGTTCATCAATAGTATGGGCCTCTATATCTGAAGCACCCTCCCAAGGGAATGCATCGGCACCGTGCTTTCTGTGGTCACGGCTTTTACCCGGCCAGAAGTTCCTACGATCATCGTAAGATGTTCTGCACAAATCGAAGTAAGCCTCTAGCTCAATAACCGTTTGGTCATAAGCTGTGCTTAATGTTTTAATATCGGGCTCCTTACTTGCGTAAGTTAAAGCATTAGAAGTTGAATCACTTTCCATTTATTTTTTTTCTTGCGGATTCTAGTACGTGTCGTAACAAATCTTTTGGTGTACCTATTCTATCACACATATCCGAGTGTGACATCTCTATAGTATGTTCGTGCCTTATATATCGGCACAACATTTCCCAAGCTGACAATCTATCTATTTGTTTGTTCCGCCATTTTCTACTAGCGGTTATATCTTTACTTTCTTTTTTGGTGGACATATCTGTAGCTAGTGCCGGTATCATCCGTAATGCATTCAACGTTTACCGTCTTGCCAACAAGTGCTCCATAGAATCTTCTTGGTATAAGTACCGGTACTTTTTTACCTAGCTCTTTACTATAACCCCAGTTATAACAACGGTTAGGACATTCGGACAGCATCTTTACCTTAATGTGTTTAGGTACAATCTCCGGTATATCAAACGCTTCATCTAGTATTTTAACACCCTCTTCGTTTATCCAAGTACCTTTACCCTTACCAGTTATTTCTTCTCGGGGTAATTTTTCTTGTGCTATTTGTAAAGCTTCATCGAACTCCACATCATAGTCCTCTATTAATTTAGTAAGTTTAGTTTTCATTAGTAACCTCCTTGGGATTTTACCGTAGCCATCATTTGATAGCTGGTATAGTGATCGGGCCCTAGCCCTCCATTGCTCATACGTAAGTACCTAATAAGATCAAAGAAATCTTTTAGGGCCTCATCCATTTTTCCATTTGAATTGTAATTAATTAAAGTGTCAATCAAATTCTTACAGTCCTCGTGTATAAAACACCGTGGCCTATTAGCCTCATCTATGTCGTAGTTAGGATTATAATTAAACCATTCGTCGACAGCAGCGATACCTATGTCCTCTGTCTTGCCGTCACTTGGTACAAATATCATACCGTGATCCTCAAAGCTAGAGAATAGATCCGTATTGTTTTCATTTTCTTTAGCAAAGAATCGGGAGTCACCTATTCGTTCCATTACTTCTACGCCCATCTCTTCTTCTATTTCTCTAAATAACTCTGCATATCCTTGTACGTCTAGACCTATCTTCTTTGATGCTGGCCCGTATTTCCACTTAGGATCCCCGAACAGTGCCCACTCGCCATAGGTATCACGGTCCGGCCATTCTCTTCTTATATATATATCCTCGTCCTCATTGACGGCTGCCCATATAGCTGAGTAATTCCTAGCACCGGCTGGATCCACTACTTGGTATACCGTAAAGTCCTCAGTGATTTCGGGGAACTTCATACCGTATTTGTTTTCCTCATCACTTAGTACATTGACCTCCGGGGAAAATAAAGGTAGCAAAGAGGTCATTGACTTTACTGGGATCCCGTAGGCCCGTACCATTATATCATTTTCCGGCCGTCCCCTTAGATCCTTGGCTATACGCTCATAGCCCCCGAATGGATTCTCATCGGAATGCAGATAACATATAGCAGCATCTCTTTCTGGACTGTACTGAGTTATCGGTACTTTTTTATTACCCAGAAGTTCTGCCTCCTTTGTTTCTAAAGTCTCAGCACCTCGTAGGTATTCTGATATGAATGGGGTAAAGCCATCGATAGGAGTAAAGCCTATAAGTAACTTAGAGTCCCGTGTAGCTAATCGAAAGCGTAATGTATTTACTAACGCTGAATCCCCTAGGTATTCATCTAACCAAGCCCCTATATTTAAGGAGCCCGGATTCTTGAACCCGAACTCAAAGCCCTCTAGGATAGTCTGGTTATTGCTGAACTGTGTGTAAGTCTTGAAGTCCACACGCGTTCTGGTGTCCGGAAATATAAATGAACTACCAGTAAAACCATTTTGCATAGAGAAGTTAATGTAACCGTCTATACTCTTAGTCTTCCTTCGGAACTCCTTGGGCATCATCTCCCATACTGCAGCTTGCTGTACCTTGACTGATGTATCAGCGTTCTGGCTAAAGCATACTACGTGCCCGTCTGTGTTCTCAGTAACGGCTTGCATAACCATCTTGGCACAGCCCGTTGTTTTCCCGGATCTGTTACCACCTAGTACTAAGCATTCATTGTAATCATTAAGACCCCTACGCATTCTTTGCCAACCATCTAAATCAAACCCGTGCCTAAGCGGGTCCTCTTCAGCTCCCCGGATCCGGCCCTCGTGGGCTGCGTGTAACTCCGCTAGTATCTTTGGCTCATTCTGAGCAAGGAATAGTATCTCCTCGTCAGTAGGTGGCTTTACTATCGGGTGCTCTGTAAACTTTAGTTCCATAAAGAATCATCTTCAGATATATCGTCCGAGAGTTCTTCCTCGTCCCATACTATATCTAAGGTATCGCTTTCCATATCCTTGTGAGTCTCGTGTATCAACATCCTACCTACCCGGTGGTTAGTGTAGTCATAGAACAAATCCCCCTCGTCATCCATTACAATGAACATATAGTTAGAGAAGTGCTCGCCTAAGTTACCGCGTATGCGGTCAAATAGTTCATCGTGATCATTCGTTATCATCTATATCTATTACCTCAGCGTCTTTGATTTTCTTTATGCGATCTCGAGCAGCCTTGATTGTCTCCTCGTAGTCCTCTTGAGTATACACCCTCCTATCCTCAGTTATACTAGTAGCTTCTCCTCTAGCAGTCATAGCCTCTCTAGAGGCATTGGCCTTGGCTATTGACAGCTCCTTTAGATCCCGGAATGTGGGCTCCAGCTGGCCGGTCTCCATCCGGTTCCGGACCTCTTGGATAAGATCCTCCTCTAAGGAGGACATACTTAAATAATTCTTGGCAGCTATCTTCCCGGCCATATCTTTGAACTTGCCTAGATGGTCAGCGTAGTCAGTGAGTACACTTATAACTGTTGACCTCTCGTATCCGTATTTCCGGACTAACCTAGTTTGACTAGTACCTATACTATATAGATAAAGCATATTAGCTACCTTCTCCGGATTGTGCCGGCTTAGACTACCTAGTTGATTAACCTCTTTATTATCAGCAACTTCCCGGATTGAGTCCGTAATCTGCTGTATTAGTAATTCTTTATCTTCCATTTATTTTTAATTATTTTACTTTTTTCTCGACAGTCAAGCAAAATCTGTGTTATAATCAATTGTCTCCTTAAGGGATCCAAGCCTTAACTATTGTTTGTTAAGTTCAATTCCTTATTAAGTAAATAAAAAACCTTAAGGATACCGTCATTATAACATAGGGCCTTTGAGGATACTATTTTTTTGAGGCCCGTTTTATGATATATATGTAAAGTTTCGCGTGTGATTTTGACCCCCGCCACCCTTAACGATTTTTAGATTAGGTAAGTCTAACGATCCATAACGATTTATTGTTTGGCAAAGACTAACGGTTTCTAGATTGGTAATATGAGGAGAATATTTTGCTCGCTCAGAGGTGAATCATCACGGGTACATTAGGGGGATCAATAAGGGTCGGACGGGTCAGAGATCCTAACGGTTTTTTGGTTAGGTATTGGAAAAACCCGAAATTGCGAGTATGGACGCTGTGAGCCGTGAATAAGATGTGAGTA